CTATCTGCCCTGGTCAGGTGCTATACAGACACCCAGCCACCTAGGACTTAACGATCTTGGCCAAACCCCTGGGGTTCAAGATCAACATGGATACCATCTCGTCGAAGACCCAGCCCTTCCAGAAGGACTCGACTCGGTGGTTTTCCTCGACGTCCAGCGAGTACAGGACCGGGAAGACACCCAGGAACTGCGGGTCCGGCGTCAGGAAGATCGTGTTCTGGGGGATGACGATCGAGCGCTGGATCTGGAACTCGCCGAACGAGGTGATCGTCTCGCCCGCGACGACGCGGTCCTTGAACGCCCAGCCGGTCTGGTTGATGTCCCACCGGTACATGTCCCGGTAGTCCATCGGGTTGATGAGGATGCGGCTGGACTGCAGCTCGTGCATGTCCGTCATGGAGACGGCCGAGTACAGCGAGCCCGGGGTCAGGTAGCCGCTGGCTTCCGTGATGACGTGGTTCGGGGTGACCGTGTGGTCGGCCCGGCCCGCGTAGTCGGAGATGGCGGCCTGCAGGATGGTGACGAGGCGGCTGTCCTCCTGCTTGAGGATGGCCTGCTTGGTCTCGTCCTGGGCCTGCTCGACCGCGTTGATGCGGAGGTAGAGCAGGTCTTCCTTGCGGATGGCCGGGCGCGAGGCGATGCGGAAGAAGCGCACCTGGATGCGCTTGCCTTCGAACGGCGTGATGCGGACTTCGCCGTCCGTGCCGGACATGATGTACGCCTGTCCGAGGTCGTCCCAGACGTCGTACTCGACCGGGGTACCGGGGGTGCAGGGGTCCTCGACGAGGACGTTGCGGGTGATGCCCTGGTATCGGAGCTTCAACTGGATCGGGCCGATCATGCCCACGCCGAGGCGCTTGATCCCGTTGACGGAGTCGGAGGCGACGGCCTGGAGGCGCTGGCGCTTGGCCTCGAAGGAGAGCGGCTGGTTGCCACGAGACTCGCGACGGGCGAGGATCTCGGAGACGTAGTCGTCCGACTTCTTCGCGGTGCGAACGTGGCCGGTGGCGGCGGGCGCTGCGGTCATGGTGAGTTGAGTCCTCTCGCTCGGCTCGGGCGCGTTAGCGCAGGCCGCCGATGGTGATCTTGGACGGGGAGTTGACCTTGAGCAGGCGGCCGACCGGCAGCGCGGAGATCGCGGTGGCGACAGCGCCGTTGGTGGCGAGCGCGAGCTTGCCTCGGCCCGTACCGGCGGTGATCGCGTAGACGAGCTTCTCGGTGGTGCCGTTGGGCTCGGTCCAGGTCTGGGTGTCGTCGAACGCGGGTGAGAGGACCTCGAACTGAGCGTCCGAGCCCATGACCCACACGGAGGTGGCGTTGACGCCGACGTCGAGCATCGGGTCGAAGCCGTCGCCGCCGACGTAGTCACCGGCGAGGCCGTAGGGGACGCCGGAGGCGCCGATGAGGCTGACCGTCTCGCCTGCGGTCTGCGACAGGACCATCCCGGGCCAGATCGGGATGCTGCGGTCCCACGCCGGGTCCAGGAACACGGACGCGGGGGTTGCCTGGGTCCAGGCGTAAAGCGGGCGCAGGGTGCGCTTGATGTGGGCCAGGTTTGCCCGCACGCGGATCATGTGTTCCGCCCTCCAGTGGGTCTCGGCTGGCCGCCGAGATCCGGCAGGCCGTCTTCACCCCCTAGGCGCGGGCAATGGGGGGTGAGACAGTGCCCAACGGCAAGGAATTTCTGGGGATATACGAAAGGGCCCGGCGGAAGCCCGCCGAGCCCTTCGTATTTGGGGGGTCAGTCGAACAGGTCGGAGACCTCGTCGGTGCCCGCGAGCGGGGCCGCAGAGGCGGTCGCGTGGGCCGCCAGGGACGGCGCTACACGCTCTGCGCTGCGGGCCGCGACCCGGGCGCCCGACGGCGCGGTCCGGGCGGAGGCGGCCTTCATGACGCGGTCCAGGACGCCGATCTCACGGTTGATCAGCTCGTCGGAGAGGCTGGCGTCGGACTCCAGGCGTGCGGACACGGTGAGGTCGTCGCCGCTGGCGATACCGGCCTGGATCTGCAGGCGGGCCAGGCGCAGGCACGCGTGCGTGCGCGACGGACCACCGCTGGCACCGGCCATCTCACCCGTAGTCACCGGGTTGGAGTTGGACTTGTTCTCGCTCATCGTCCAGGGGAAGGCGACGTCCCACTGGGCCGGGTCGCCGACGCGTACGTCGGTTTCGATGCGGGTCTCGTCCAGCGGGACCTCACCGGTGTTGACGCCGGAGACCGGGGAGGTGACGTCCTGCAGGTTGCCGTACGGCTCGGCAGGGAGGGTGCCTCCCGGGGTGAGCGCGGTGTCGGTCGCTGCGGCCGGGACACCGGCGGTGGAGTTGCCGGTCTGGCCCGGGGAGCGGACGTCGTCGTTGGTCTCGGGGGTCGCGGCCTGCTCGGTCGTCTCCGACGGGGCCTGCTCCGGCCCGTCCGGGATCGGCTGGGCGGGGTTGGCGATGTCGGCCGTCTTGGAGAGGGCTTCGACCTCGCCGGTGACTCCGGCCAGCCGGGCGATCAGCGCGATCTGCTTCCCCTGGACGGCGAGCTGCTGAGACTGGGCGGCCAGCTGCTTGCGCTGGTCGTCGATGACCAGCTGCTGGGCGGTCAGCGCTGCCATGAGCGGTCGGCTCATACTGGACACTCCTTCAAAGCCTGTGGCGCTCACGACGGCTGCCGTGGGCGGGGTCTTCACTGCTTCAGGTGCGCGGGAGCTGCGGGACAGCAGGCGGGGGGACAGAAGACTTGCCCTGCAGTTCTGCGGGGGTCAGCAGCTGCGCCTTGTTGCAGTTCGGGCAGACGTCCCCGGCGACGATGCCGTCGGTCGCGCCTGCCGCGTTGCCCATGTCCTGGGTCTGCGGTGCGGTCGCGTCCGCTCCGAACCCGCAGTGCAGGCAGTTCAGGTCCGGCACGCCGTCGCTGGGCTGGCCGTCCTTCGGCGTGCGCGGGGCCATCACGCTGAAGCGTCGGCGACGTGGGTCGTCCGGCTCCTCGGCCTGCTCCGGTCCCGGAGCCTCGTCGGACACGTCCCGGTTCCAGGACCAGTGCGGCGTCTCACTCTCGTCGCCGGTGTAGTCGCCGGGGTGCGCCAGGATCGGCTCCTGCGGAGACCCCATACCGGGGCCCTGGAAGCCACTGTCGTCATCGTCTTCCTGCAGGCCGCCTTCGGGACCCTCAGGCCCCTGCATACGCGGCATGTCAGGGCCGGGGGTGAACGGGTCTCCCATGCGGTCCGTGGCGCGGCCGGGCAGCTCGCGCGGGCCTGCCTGGCCGCCCTGTTCCGGGTCGACCAACTGCGGCTGGGCGTTGACGTTGCCGTCCGGGTCGATCTCGTCCGGCTGGATCATGCCGTCGCCGTTGCGGTCGGAGACGGCCGGGCCCATCTGCTGGGTGCCGTCGAGCGCCTGGTCGCCGAACGGGGACGGCGGCAGGCCGTTCTCGTCGAGCTGGTCGGGGTCGACCATCTGCGGGTCGTCCTCGTCCAGCGGCTGCCCGTCGGGGCCCAACTGCTCCTCGCCGGGCTCCTCGCCCTGCTGCGGCATGCCGGTGCCGTCGTCGTTGACGCGCTGCAGTTCGCCGTTGTTGTCGACCAGGGAGGGGTCGACGATCTGCTTGCGCAGGTCGAGCTGCTTGGCCTTGTCCAGGTCCGGGTCGCGGAACTGCTCCGGCGGGTTGATGAACCCGCAGATCTGGCACTGGATCCCGTCGAAGGTGTCCTTGTCGCCGCAGACCGGGCAGTTCTCCTCGCGGAGCGTGTCGACGTCGGCCGGGGCCTTGATCTCCCCGTACGCCAGCGCGCTGATGGATCCATCGGCGTTGATCATGACGGCGTCAACCACCTTCGCCACGTGGGAGTTGCCCTGCTCCTTCAGCTCCGGCGCGTGCTCGCCCGCAAAGCCCTTCCAGTGGCCCTTGATGTTCTCCTCGGCCTTGTTACGCCCCGCGCCCAGGTTCTTGGCGCTGGCGTTCGCGTTGGCCTGGTCCTCGGCGGTGTTGAGGCGCTGGCGCACCAGCCAGGTCACGGCCTGCACCTGGTGTGCGGCGACCGGCTTGCCCTCCTTCTCGGAGATGGCGGCGGCGGCGTTGCGGTAGGTGTTGGCGGCGTGCTCGTAGTAGTGCCGGGCGTGCTTGCCGCTCTGGGCGCCAGGGAAGCCCTGGTGGGCGTCGTTCTCGACGTCGGTGATCCGGCGCCCGGCCGCCACGGACAGTGCGTGCCGGTCGACGACCACCCGGCCGGACAGCCGACGCTCGGCGCCGGACTTCTTCTCCTCGTCGGTCTGCGGTTCGTAGCCGCCGTGCTCGATGAGGTGCGCGAAGTCCTGGGTCTTCGGTGCCTTCAGGACCGGCTGGTGGTGCTCGCCGTCCATGATGCGCTGCGCCTTGTCGGCGTGCATGCCCATGGTGACGGTGTGCGCGGGCTTGTCCGGGTCGTCCTTGAGCGGCCGGACGGCCGCCTGCCGGTGGAAGGAGTGGGCCGCGTTGAACATGTTCATCGGCCAGTTGGTGCGCGGGCTGTAGGCCGACAGGACACCGGCGCCCTTGTGGGCGGCCTCTTCGTCGGTCTTGATGCTGGGGTCGAGCTTGGCGATGGCCTTGGCGACGTGGTGGGCGTCGCTGTACCAGCGCATGCCCGAGTCCTTCTCCTCTGGCGTGGCCTGGTCCCAGTGCTTGACGATGTGGTCGTGGTGCAGCGGGACTTGCTTGTACCAGGGGTGGTCTCCGGCGGGCTCGTACGGCTGGCCGCGCTTCGGCTTCGGGGTGCCGTACTCGTCCAGTTCGGGCTCGGCCGCCTTCGGCGCGGGCTTCTTCGCAGCCGCCATGGCCTCCAGCGCGGCGGTACGGCGGCGGCCGAACAGCTTCTGCTGCTCCCACTGCGGTGCGGCCGGAGCGGGAGCCTGGGCGCGCGTGCGGGACTTGGTGGTGCGCTGCCTTGGCGCGGGCTCGGCGCCGTGGAACGGGCCCTTGGAGCCGTCGCCGAACGGGGTACGCGGGTGCGGCGAGTGGGCGACGTAGGCAGGTACCGAGTCCATGCGGCGCTCGTACGCGGCCTGGGCGCGGTGGTGGCCGTCAGCAACCTGGTAGACGCCGTGGCGGTGCACCAGCACCAGCGGCGGCACCTTCTCCGGGTTCTCGGCGTAGCCCCGGCTGGCGTTCTCGACGCGGCCGTCGCCGCCGCCATGGTGCTTGAAGTCGATGTGCTGGGGGTTGATGTGCTGCAGGTGGAACTCCAGGCTGTGCACATCGGAGGACTCGTCGTGCGGGTCGTCGGGCCGGTTGTGGGCCAGGTGGTTGGCGGCCCAACCGATGCCCTCGCCGTCGGCGCCCTCAGCGGCCTCGCCGTGGTACTCGGGGTCGCCGTAGACGTGAGGGTGCCGCTCGCCGATCTCGTCCCACGAGAACGGGCCGGTGCTGTTGGCCTCCACCTGCAGGGCGTTGAGGCTCGGCTTCAGCGGCGTGAAGGGCTTCGAGTGCGACACCGCGTCCTCGCGGCGCTGCCGGTTCTCCGTGGTGCCCTCGAACGGGACGTGCGGCACGGCGGGCTTGGCGTGGGAGACGGGGTGGGCGGGCTTCGGCTGGGGTGTCGCGTCCTCGCCGTCGTCGTCGCCCTCCAGGTCGTCGTGGTCCTCGAACTGGGAGTAGTCGGTCGCGGCCGTCTTCGAGGCGGCCTTGCCGAGGCCGGAGGTGTCCACGCCGAGGAAGTGCGCGGTGGGGTCGGCCGGGGGCTCGACGAGCACCGAGTTCTCGAAGAAGCGCAGGCCGAAGCAGGTCTCGCGGACCAGCTCGCCGACCTTCTTTCCGCCCGCCGTGGCGCGGAAGATCCGCTTGCCCTTCAGATGGGGGATGTGGGAGCAGTAGTCGGCCGGGGTGCGGGCCTCGTTGCCGCAGGCGGAGCACACGGAGCGCTCGACGTCGCAGCCCATGGAGGTCCGGTCGATATGTCCGGCCAGGATCGCCTTGGCCAGCTTGGGGAACCGGGTGGCGTCGATCTCCATGAGGACTTCGGCCCAGGTGTCCGGCGAGCCGTCGGGGTTGCGGTCCTGGTGAAGGGCGGCGTCGATGATCACGCCTCGGGCACGCCGGTGGTTGTCATTGACGTGGTTCACGAAGACCGGCTTGCCGACGAACGTCTTGTACGACGCCGCGATCTCCTCGGCAGGAAACTCGTCGAAATTGTCGTTGCAGCGTGAACTGATCGCCCTGCTGCGTACGTACAAGTAGCCGGGGCGAGCCTCGTACTGGAACACCGCACGGTGGGCCGCCTTGGTGACGCGCTGCTGGTCGCCGAGGCTGGCGGCGATGATCTGGGCCGTGGCGAACTTCAGCACACCGGGTCCTCCTGTGCGGGCGGCGGCGCCTGGTGCGCCCTCGCCCCTTGGGGGTGGACGGGGTGTGGCGAACAGGAGGGCAACCTGGGAGCCGTCGGTGGCAACAGATTGGAGAAGGAGGTGTGTAGACCTCATGAAGGGGAGAACCGATGGCCAGTGGTTCGGCACAATGCGAGATAAGGTCTCCGCTTGTCAGCCGAAGCGGAGGGT